TGGCAATAGCAATTTTAAGGACAGTCGGAAAAGAGCAGAGCGCCTTGCAAAACTTGGCATCGCGTATATTGACTGTGGCACTAGTGGTGGTGTTTACGGTCTGGAGCGTGGATACTGTCTTATGGTTGGTGGCGGAGATACTGCGGTCGCCACTTGTAGTCCCATTTTTAACGCCCTCGCCCCAGGAATTGATGCCGCCGAACGTACACAACCTGGCGACTATGTTAGGCAGTCTGAGTTAGGTTGGTTGCACTGTGGTGGTCCTGGTGCTGGGCACTTTGTGAAGATGGTTCACAATGGTGTTGAGTATGGAATCATGCAAGCATACGCAGAAGGGTTTAATATCCTACATGAAGCAAATGCGGGAGCAAAGTATGTCAAAGCAGGAGACGCAGAAGTCGCTCCAATGGATAATCCAAAAGACTACTGCTACGATATTAATGTTGCTGAGGTGGCTGAGTTGTGGCGTCGTGGTTCTGTGGTTGGGTCTTGGTTACTTGATCTTACCGCTACTGTATTACGCCGCGATAGAGAGCTTAGCGAGTTCGATGGGGGAGTTAGCGATAGTGGTGAGGGTCGTTGGACTGTTCACGCTGCTGTGGATCTCGGTGTTCCCGCTCCTGTCATTAGCAGTGCATTATATGAACGATTCGGATCAAGACAACTTGGAAGATTTGCAAATAAAGTCTTGAATGGTATGAGAGCAATGTTTGGAGGACACGATGTTCGGTAATATACTCTTCTGGGTTTGCATTCCATTTGTACTTACAACTCTCTTCTTTGGATTTTACAAAGGAGAGACTGTATATTATGATAGTGATGATTACGATGGGAATGGTACAGCACATTGATTACTTCACAAACACCATATAAACTTGCTGAGATTATTCAAGATACTTGGCCACAACTTTTTAAATTTTCTAAAGATGAGTCTAGAAAAAAATGCTCTTTGGATAATAATGGATCCTTGGATAAAGACTCCATACAAAAGTGATCTTATTCAATATCCAGATCTAGACCAAAGAAATTTATTAGTTTTTGAAAAAATAAAAAATTATCTTAAAAATTTAAATCATGTTTGTGTTTCTTGTCCTCTTTTTGTAAATGATAAAGACCTTAACATATTTAAAAAAGTTTACTTGCATCCATACTTTAATGAATATATTAATTTTGAGAATGATCACAATAAATTTTTGAGATATATGATCAAAAATGATTTAAAAGATGTTGTTTATTGTGGACTTCATTATGGTCAGTGTATAATAGATAAACCTGATGGTGCAAAATACACATCTAAAAAATTTAATATCTTTGTTAAAAAAGATCTATGTGGGTTTATTCCAAATCAAATTGATTATGACAGTCTTGTTCTTAGATACGCAAAAATAATTTAGATTTCTCTATTGACTTCTTTTGTAAAGTATTGTAAACTAAATATGAGAAGTTAACAAAGGAGTTATGACTACTTCAACACTTTCCCCACCCATTTCACAGAGAGGATGGTTCGATGTCTTGGATGACTGGCTTAAACGAGACCGCTTTGTATTTGTGGGTTGGTCTGGACTATTACTTTTTCCCACTGCTTATTTGGCAATTGGTGGCTGGCTTACTGGCACAACGTTTGTTACGAGCTGGTATACCCACGGACTGGCGTCTAGTTATCTTGAGGGTGCTAATTTCCTCACGGCAGCTGTGTCAACTCCTGCTGATGCTATGGGTCATTCTCTTCTTCTACTTTGGGGTCCTGAGTCTCAAGGAGATATCATCCGCTGGTTCCAACTTGGGGGACTCTGGAATTTTGTGGCGCTCCACGGAGCCTTTGCCCTTATAGGTTTTATGCTCAGGCAATTTGAAATCGCACGTCTAGTAGGTATCCGTCCGTACAATGCAATCGCGTTTTCTGGTCCCATTGCTGTCTTTGTGTCTGTCTTTCTCTTGTATCCTCTCGGACAGTCCAGTTGGTTCTTTGCGCCGTCGTTTGGTGTTGCAGCGATATTTAGATTCCTCCTATTCCTCCAAGGTTTCCACAACTGGACGCTCAACCCCTTCCACATGATGGGTGTAGCGGGTATACTGGGTGGAGCACTTCTCTCAGCAATTCATGGAGTGACAGTAGAGAATACTCTGTATCAAGATGGTGAACAATCAAATACATTTAAAGCATTTGATACCACACAAGAAGAAGAAACTTATTCTATGGTTACTGCCAATAGGTTCTGGTCTCAAATCTTTGGTATTGCGTTCAGCAATAAACGCTGGTTGCATTTCTTTATGCTTTTTGTTCCAGTTATGGGTCTTTGGGTCTCTTCTATTGGTATTATTGGTTTGGCACTTAATTTGCGTGCGTATGATTTTGTATCGCAAGAGGTTCGAGCAGCAGAAGATCCAGAGTTTGAGACCTTCTACACAAAGAACATTCTATTGAATGAAGGACTTCGTGCCTGGATGGCACCAGTAGACCAACCACACGAAAACTTTGTTTTTCCAGAGGAAGTTCTCCCTCGTGGCAACGCGCTATGAACCTATGCCAAGATGGTGTTGGTGGTTGCTTATTGGCATCATGCTCTTCACCATCTTTGCTTTTGGAATCATGGTTGCAGGAATGATTTATGTCTGATATACTAAGAGGGTTAAGACCCTCTTTTTTTGTATGAAACTCTGGATGCTTGGTAATCGTTTGACAACAGAAACATATGAACGAGAACGTTTTATCGAAGAAGCAGATAAATATGGTATAGATTTCACAGTAGCATTTGCTGATGAAATCGACTTGATTGTTTCCAGAGATGATCGCAAATCCATTCGATATCGTAATGATATTGTTGCTCTCCCAGATACTCTACTTGCTAGGACTGGGAGTGGTACTGGTTATTTTAACTTGTCTGTTCTCAGACAGTTTGAAAGACTAAACGTACCTACCCTCCCAAACTCTGCTGCTATTGAAGCATCAAAGGATAAGATGTATGCCAACCAGATTCTGGCTCAGGCAGGACTTCCTATCCCAAAGACGATGCTTACTCGTTTTCCATGTAAAGCGGAGTTAGTTGAAAAACAAGTAGGGTTTCCCTGTGTGATTAAGGTAGTAACTGGATCTCATGGTGCTGGTGTATATTTGTGTGAGAACGCCAAGCAGTTTGAAGACCTTTCGGAACTCATTTCTTCATTGGACTTTAAAAATTCTATGATTGTTCAAGAGTATATTCAATACTCTGAGGGAAGAGATCTTAGGGTTATTGTTATTGGTGGCAGGGTAGTTGGTGCTATGCAACGTACCTCTGTCGATGGTTCATTTAAAGCCAATATTTCCCGTGGAGGTCAAGGGGAAGCATACGATGTTGACGACGAAATGGAAATGCTTAGCATTCAAGTTGCAAAAGTTCTCGATCTTGATATTGCTGGTGTCGATTTATTATTTCATCCTGACGGATACCGAATCTGTGAAGCAAACTCCGCACCTGGATTTAAGGGGTTTGAGGCAGCGTTAGATATTAATGTTCCTAAAAAAGTATTTGATTATGCTCGTATTAGGGCAACAATATAATTGTCAATTGTAAATTTATGTGTTATACTGAGGATCGAGAGATCCTCTTTTTTATGAAAATTTTTATCGATACTGCAGAGATTCCTGAAATTATCAAAGCATATGATACTGGTTTAATTGATGGTGTAACTACAAACCCGACACTTATCATGAAGAGTGGTAACACTCTTCAATCAGTTGCTATTCTTCTTAATACACAATGCCCAGAACTTGATAGTATTTCTTGTGAAGTTGTTGCTGATACTGCAGAAGAGATGCTTCAACAGGCACAATATTACATTGATATTTCTCCATCAATGACTATCAAACTTCCATGTACAGTAGAAGGACTTAAAGCATGTAAGGAATTGTACAAGAAAGATGTCCAAACTAATGTTACATTAGTATTTTCTGTTGCTCAAGCAATCCTTGCTGCTAAAGCTGGCGCTACTTTCATCTCTCCTTTTGTTGGAAGGTGGGAAGACAACTCTGTTGATGGATTAGATCTTATTGCAAGGATTCGTAAAGTGTATGATCAATCTCCTACTCACTACAACTATCATATCCCATATATCCTTGGAGCATCTGTTCGTGATGTTCGACAGGTTGAACAGTGTGCAATCAATGGAGCAGATGTAGTAACTATTCCTCCAAAAGTATTCTGGGCAATGTATAAAAATGTAATGACTGATAAAGGACTTGATCAATTTAATATTGATTGGAAGGTTGCTACTAATTCTGTTGTTAAAGACACTGAGGTAGATGTGTGATTTATTATACTGTATATGATTCTAGTGGTAAAAAAATTGCAGATTGTGGTAATGAAAGAGACGCTAAGTTCTTAGCAAATAGTCGTCAAGGAACATACAAAACAAACCGTTTGCAGTGGAAAGAAACTGTTACTGTAGAAGCTCTTAATAATAAAGAGCTTCCTACTAATCATGTTGTACCACAATCAAACTATACAAATGATTTAAAAAAACACCTTGAATTAGTAGAGTCTGAAGATAAACCTCTTCCTTTTTGGCCTTAAATTTTATAAATATAATTAAACCTTAGGATCATAAAATGCCACAAAAAGAAGAAAGGAAACCAACACTTGAGCAATGCCAAGAGTTTGATCTTAGGGAGTTATCTTCCACTCGTCCCAGCTATTTGTTTTCATATAGTCCAAAACCAGGACAAGTAAAATATAAAACAATAACAATAGGTGAGGTTTATAATTTAAATGATGGTACAAAAAGAAGTAATAAACATGTAGAGATTACTTCTTTTGTGTTCCGCAAAGAAGACACTTATTATGTTGAAGATAAGTCTCTACCATATCCAGAAAATATTAAACCAATAGGAGTTGCATTTAAGTTCTTAAGAAATAATAAGAGTGGTACTTACTACAATGTAGGGGATTTAGAACTAGTTAATTGAGATTATTGAACTATGAATTTTATTGTTTATACGAAAGACAATTGTCCTTATTGTACAAAAATTAAATACGTTCTTGAAAGATTAGAAGTTCAACATCAAGTTTATAAATTAGATGTTGATTTTGATAGGGAAGAGTTTTATGAAAAATTTGGTATGGGATCTACTTTCCCACAAATTATTGCTGATGGAAAATATATTGGTGGATGTATTGATACTATCTCATATTTAAAAGAAAATAATATTTTATGAGAATTCTTTGTCTTCGAAGTGGACATGATGCATCTGCTACTATATTAAATGATGGTAATATAGAATATTATTTTAAAGAAGAAAGGTATTCTAGAATAAAAAAGGATGAAAGTATCAAAAATCTTATAAAGATTTTGGTTGATAATTATAATCTTATTGGAGATATTGATTACTTTAATTTTAGTATAAATGAGCACATTGAGAACATGTGCCATCAAGACTTAGAGATATTGAGGTCTTTACTTTACGGATCTAAGCAAATTACATATAATGCATATCAACATCATTTATATCATGCTTCAAATGCTTTCTATAATAGTGGGTTTGAAAAAGCAATAGTTTTTGTTGCTGATGCTAGTGGAGCTCCAATTAGTATTAATGATGAGGAAACTTTTGAGTCCGAATCTGTTTATATTGCCGAATATCCATGTAAGTTTAAACCCATATTAAAAAATTATTGGACAGGATTGAGATTAAAAAATAAAAAAGAAAGAAAACTAATTGGAGATTGTACTTATAATATTTCTTCTATAACCAATTACATTACTATTGGAAACCTATACAATTCTGCTGCTCTTGCTTCTGGAGGAAGTGTAAACGATTGTGGTAAAGCAATGGGGTTGTCCTCATATGGAGAGTCCATAGATAAGAGTTTTGATCTTCTGGGAATAAAAGGAAGAGAACTTATAATGGATTATTTTTCTGAAGAAAGTAAATTTGTAGATTATCTTGAGTTTAGGACTGAGAGACTTGATACTCCAAATATTACAGAGTCAAACTATAAAAAGATATCTGATTATTGTTATGAAGTTCAAATTCAGACTACTGACTATGTTTGTAAAATAATTGGTGATGCTATTAAAAAGACAAACATAAAAAAAGTTTGTTTGAGTGGTGGATATGCAATGAATATAGTGACCAATTATGAATTGGTAAAAAGATATCCAGATGTAGAATTTTATTTTGAACCACTGTGTGATGATAGTGGTTTGGCAGTTGGTTCATCCATGTATTTTTATCGAAGAATATCAAAAGATAAAACCATACTCAAAATAAAAGATACTTTTAATCATGGATTTAATCACGACCTGTCAAAATATAATTCTGATCAAGTAGCTAATTCAAAAGATATATCTAGACTTCTATTTGAAAATAAATCTGTAGGTATTTACGGGGGAATATCTGAATCTGGACAAAGAGCATTGGGTAATAGGTCAATTCTCTTCAATGCACTTAATCCAAATGCTAAAGATATAGTTAATGCAATAAAAAAGAGAGAGTGGTATAGACCTTTTGCTGCTATAGTTTTAAAAGAAGATGCTAGCAAATACTTTGATGATATATTTGATAATGAATTTATGACAGTTTGTTTTCCTGTAAAAACTAATTTGATTCCTGGCGTAACTCATGTCGATAAAACATGTAGAGTTCAAACTGTTAGTGGTGGTCATCTTTATGATATTTTACAAGAGTTTAAAAAATTGTCAGGTCATGGTATACTACTGAATACAAGTCTAAATCTTTCAGGGGAACCTTTAGTAGAATCTCCTGATCAGGCTTTTGATACTCTAAGAAATTCTACCTTAGATTATCTGTGGTTTTATCAAACCAAACAGTTGTTTAAATCCCCTATTTGATATATAATTTAAAATGTCAGCACTTGCTTGTATGGAAAATCAATTTATCACTGTCCACTATGATGTGGAAAAGGCGATAGATTATGCATTTGAAGGTAAATTTATTCTGAGACTTTATGATTATTTAAAATCAAACAATGTAAAAAGAAAGCAAGCAGAAGATTTTATTAATAGTCAAACTGCTTCTAGTATAAATTTTTTGATTGATGATTTGGATGAATACCTAAAAGGTGGGCAAGATTCTCAACATAAAATTCTTAGGGAAGCCTATGGACATATCTCAAAACCACAAGCAAGAAAAATAAGAAATTATTTAAATGATATTTTAGAAGATGCGAGGAGATACACATATGACAAAAGGCCAGGAAGGAGAAAAAAATCAAATAAATAATAGTAAATCCTCGAATTCTGATACTACTGATATCAATAGAGGATTTGAATTAATGTTACGACATCGTAGCAGGAGGGAGAAAAGACCAGAATCTAAAACATTTGGAATAAAGATTCAAAAGGTTATCTCTCTCCTTAAACGAGAGATAGACTTTCGATTTGACATTTCCTTATCAGTAAAGAAAAAACCATAGGGGCATCGGGAGAAGTAACATGCTAGCAGTAACCCTAACATTTTCAGCATTATTTTGTATAATGTTTTTAGTTTTGGGTGGTGTAGTAGGTTGGATTACTAGAACATATGTTTATGAGTCAACTCCAATTTACGCTCATCCAGAAATGTTTGATGAGAACGGGAATATTCTTCCTGATGAAATTTTAGCTGTACGATTTGAAAACACTAATGACTACTACGAAGACGAAGAAGACGACGAAGATTGAAGAACTTCAACCAAATGCATTCCAATTTGAAATTTTAGATTTAGCTTCAAAGCAAAGATCTATTGCAAAAAAAGCAGAAGTACTTCAAAAATACAGAAATGATGGACTTGTTTCTTTACTAATCTGGAATTTTGATGAGTCAATTGTATCACTCCTTCCAGAAGGGGATGTTCCTTATTCTAGAGTAGAAGAACAATCTGCTTTTAATGATACATTATCTACTTCTGTAGAAAAACTAAACACTGTTAAAGGATTATCTAACGCAGATGAGTTTGTTCGTAAAAGAGCAACTTCTATTAGAAAAGAATATCAAAATTTTTATAATTATCTTCTTGGTGGTAATCCTACTTTATCTAGTTTAAGAAGAGAAACAATGTTTATACAAATGCTTGAGGGTCTTCACCCAAGAGAAGCAGAAATCATGGTTCTGGTTAAAGACAAAAAACTTCAGACAAGATATAATATTACAAAAGATGCTGTTACTAAAGCATATACTGATATTCAGTGGGGTGGTAGAAGTTGAGTTCTAAATTAAAATTTGTAAAAAAAGACTGCCTCCCTGAGTTTGCACAAGATAGATCTCTACCATATACTTCTTATTTGGTAGAGTATCTTGTTGATGGGACAGTACATTATGATGTTGTTATCTGCAATAAAAAAGTGGATATTTTTGATTACTATTGGGATAATTATAGAGAAGGATTAATTAGATTTACTCAAACAGAAGGTAGAGTAAATCCAAAACTTTGGGATCATCCAGATAAAAAGAAAAATAAGAAATGAAAAAATTATTTTTTAATAAACCCAAAAGATTATTTACTTTTGGATGTAGCTTTACTAATTATTCTTGGTTAACATGGGCAGATATTCTTGCCCATGAATTGGATTGTGAATATTATAATTTTGGTCAAGCTGGATCTGGAAACGTGTACATATCAAACATGGTTTGTCAAGCAGATCAACATTTTAATTTTAATGAAGAAGATCTTGTCATTGTTTGTTGGTCTGGGATTCAAAGAGAGGATAGATATAAAGCAGATAGGTGGTTCAACGCTGGAAATATATACTATAATGATAATAAACTTTGGAGTGTAAGATTTGCTAAAGTAATAGCAGATGATTGTCATTTTTTAATGAGAGATCTTGCAACTATTAAGTTGATTCATAATCTTCTAAAAGATAAGACTCAATTTCATTTTCTAGCAATGGATACCATTAAAAAAAGTAAGGGTTTGAAAATGAATAGGACAAGTTTTCATAAATTATTTAAATTATACAATAATATTTTTGATTATATTGAACCAAGTTTTGAAGAAGTTCTTTGGGGGGGAAGTTCCTGGAACAGAATTTCTGTTCATAAACATTACACTGATAATCATCCAACCCCAGGAGAGCATTTTGAATATTTGACAAAAGTTTTTGATTATAAATTCTCTGATGAGACTAAAAGTAAAATTGTAAAACTCAACACAATGTATCTCAATCTGATTGGCAATGTTTATTCTAAAATAAAATTTGATGTTCACCCTGCTGATGATAACTTCCCAAAAGATTTAAAAATATTGGTAGAAACTGGTTATAAAGCAATTAAAATAGCAGAAAGTCTTCCAATTCCACCTAATATAATTAATTAAAATTTTACTTTGTAATTCAAATGGGTAAGCATTACTTATTGAATCTATATGGTTGTCCATATATGATTCTCAATGATGAAAATGGTTTAATTAATTTATTATCATATGCCGCTATAGTAAGTGGTGCTACTGTAATAACTACAGTACATAAAAAATTTGAACCCCAAGGAGTTACTGTATTAATTCTTCTGTCTGAAAGTCACATTAGTATACATACTTGGCCAGAGAGAGGAGAAGCCGCAGTTGATATATTTACCTGCGGAAATGCAGATCCACAAGTTGGTTGTGACTTAATAGTAAAACAATTACACTGCACATCTCACACTTTAAGTTATATAGAAAGATGATACATTCTTTTTACAGTTCTATAAATGTTCCTGTAGTCTCTTCTATTTTGGGTGGACTGCTTCTATTTCCATTTGCGTATTTTATTTACGACTCAGCAAAAAATCCAGAGAAATACAAAGAGCATTGACATTGACAAAGGTCTCTGCTAATATATTGGTATGAAATTTTTTTGTTATGTACAAACCGTATTCTCCTGAATGGCATCGTAAGAGATATCTTAAAGAAGCCATTGATAAATACTTAGACGATTATGTTGAGAATAATCTCATCATTAATGACATTTTAGAAATTCTTAGTGAACGCTCTGAGGCAGCATACAAAGAATTTACAAAATTAAATGAATTAGAAAATTGGTTAACTAAAGCAAAGGAATAACATGTTATCCACACAATACAGATTACGTTTAGAATTCATTTGTAAGTGCATTGTTAATGGAGAAGAGGTAAAACTCGAAGACATTATTTGGGCAGAAAAACTTGCTAAAGCAAATACCACTGCTAAAGACTGGTTAAATAAAGCAAGAAGAAAAGCAGCCAATCCAGATATGCAAGAAGGTAGTCTGGATGATTTTATGAATAAGATGGGATTAGGTGATCCTGATCCATCAAATCACCGAACTGGATTTTCATCAGCAGATGAGATTGCAGATTGGTTTAAACAAGATAAACCTGATGATTGGAGACAACGTGACTGACATTATTACTGAAATGAACATTATGCTTTCTAAAGAAGAAGCAGAGCTTTTATTGAACCTGATGTCTTCTTCAGAGATGGATGATAAAGATGATACTCTACTTGAATATAAGTGTTCTAAAAAATTGATGGGAAAACTTTTTGATGTTTACAAGAAGTGTAATTTTGAAGAAGTGGATTGTAATTTTGAGGAAGTAAAGTGAATAAAACTTATATTAAAACTGGATTGCTAGTACTTGCTGGTATTACCATATCTGTTGTTGGATTTATTTCTGGTCGCAGTGATATGAAAGCAGAATTTTCTAAAAGTATTACTGAAGGAGAATTATTTTGTGTATCACCAAAAATGCTTGAAGAATATTCTAAAAATTTTCTATGACAATTCCATTTTATATTGAGCAAAACTACAATAAAATAGAAGTACCACAAGAAATTTTATATTATTGTGATTATCTTACACTGGATAGTAATCGTGAAGACCTTAGGTATCTTGATTGTGTTTACATGAACATGGGTTATTATGGTAATGATTTAGATGCTCTCAAAAAAATGAGAGATGAATTCTTTTCTAAACCTCTTCCAGTATTTGAATGAGTTATTATAGTGTAATTCACAAAGATGGAACAGAATCTCACTTTGTTTGGTGCCAAAAAAGTAGACAGTTTATTTTAAGTAAAATGTTAGAGACAGCAGTAATCTATAGTAATGGTAGTCAAGAGTGTCAGCGTATGTCAATGCTCTTAAAATCTTTAGGTGGTGAATTCCATGAATACGTACTAGAAAAAGATTTTACTATCAAGCAATTTGTTTCTGAGTTTGGTCTTGATGCAGAGTTTCCTCAAGTTGCAATAGGCAATAGGCATATTGGTAGTATGAAAGATACTTTACAGTACATGAGTGACAGAGGAATGTTTTTGTAAAATTGTATAGTATTATACAAAACTGGTTGTCTATATAGATAGTACATGTTATAATGCATTTATACGTTCAACCCTTCTGGGTCGCAAGTAAGTCGCGGAACGGAGCGTTCATCCTATGTTTTTACTCTCCTTGCTTTTAGCAACACATGTCCCTCAATCGAATTATCTTCGATGTGAAGATTTTGAGTTTTTAAGTCAGGGATTGTTAGAATCTGAGCTTTTTAGTGTATCTGAAAAGGTTAGTCTAGTCTTCAAATGGATGGATCATACAGATCCTGTATGTTTTCAACTAGAAGACTCATAGGACGCACACGACTGAAGGAACGGGAAAACGGATCCTGCTTAGCAGAGAAGGTTAAATCTCATTTCTTTAGGAGTAAAACAATGCTTAATCTTTACAGCACAAAAACAACATATCGCGGTGTCGATTATGACATCGAACAACCTCAAAATAATACTGAAGTAAAAGAATTTACTTTAACTTACCGTGGAATGAAGTTCACTAAAAAAGTAGAGGTTGCAAAATGAAAACAAATCAAACTTCCAATTGGCTCTCTGTCATTAAGGCAAAGCAAGTCAAAGATCAAAAACTTAAAGATGCACAAATGTGTATGGCAGGTCACTGCCAGGTAGCAAAAAAATGATTGTAGTTGCAGCTATTACTGCAGCATCAATGATTTTTATACTCTTAATTTATTTGGAAGTCATGCTGTTAAACAGGAAGGGTTGATCCCTTCCTTTTTTTATGCTAAAATTGTGGAGAAGCAGACATGTTTTATGGAAGAAGAAAAATTAAAAAGTCTACTCTCTAAATTGAAAGAAGTAGTTAATGAATTAGAATGTGAAATTTATTCTAATGTTGATAACTATTATATTTCTAATTATGAACAAACTCATAGCAAAATAACTGACTATGATGAGATTTGGGAAGATGATGATGGTTATTGTGACTAGTTAAATTAAAATTAAAAGGAATTAATTATAAAATATGAAACCAATCAAAGCAAAAGATCTTCTTGCTCTAGATAAACATCTTAGTGTTGTAAAATTAAATGCTTACGAAAATCCAGAACAAGTTATTTGGCAAGCAGGAAAGTGTGATTACTCTGAAGTTCCAATTCACACCGTAGAATTACCTGATCCTCAAAAATGTGGTGAGTGGATTGTTGATCAACTCTTGGGTAATGATCGCGGTCATTGGGGTCCAATTGAACATCCTTCAATTACATTATCTTGTTCTGGATATGTTCATAATGTGATTGTTCAAGCAAGAACTCATCGAGTTGGAGTCACCTTCGATGTTCAATCTCAGAGGTATACTGGAAAAAGAGTACGTCAAGTTGCAAAAATGGAACTTGATCCTGAAGAAGTTTTTTATGTTCGCCCAGCTGGATTTTATACAAATCGAAAGGGTAAAAAGTACGAGTGGACTGAAGAACATAGGCAACAAAAACTTGCTCGTATTCTGATTGAATGTAAAGAATATGAGCATTATTATAAAATGGGAATGTGTGAAGAGCATCTAAGAGATTATCTTCCACAAGCAATTAGACAAAATTTTGTTGTTTCTTTTAATCTTCGTTCGGCTCTTCATCTTTTAGACCTTCGATCAAAACTTGATGCACAACTAGAAATTCAATGTTTGTGTGAACAGATTACCGACCACATTAAAGATTGGGCACCTAACGTTTGGAGTTACTATGAACAAAAACGTTTGTATCGTGCTAGGTTAGCGCCTTAATTATAAATAAATCATTAGATCATTAAATAGCATGGCACAGTATCCAATAGTTAATAAAGTTACAGGTGAAAAAAAGGTTATTGAAATGAGTGTGCATGATATCACTCAGTGGTATCAAGACAATCCAGAATGGCATAGAGACTGGTCTGAAGGTTGCGCTTCTTTGGGAGAGTTGGGTGAGTGGAAAGACCAATTAATTAAAAAGCATCCTGGATGGAATGATGTATTAGAAAAAGCATCAAAAGCTCCCAAATCAAAAGTTACCAAAATTTAAAGCACATGCCAAGAAAAAAAAGAGGATCTGAGTTACAACCAATTGGTGTTGGAATGACTGCAAAGCAAATGAAAAGAAGGAAACCAATTAATTCAGATTATCTTCTTAATGTTGAACCATTAACTGATAACCAAGAAAGATTGTTTGATAGTTTTGATGATGATAAAAATCTAGTTGCTTATGGTGCAGCAGGTACAGGTAAAACTTTTATCACTCTTTTTAATGCATTGAAGGATGTTCTTGATGAACATACTCCATATGAAAAAATTTATATTGTTAGGTCTTTAGTTGCTACTAGAGAGATTGGATTTTTACCTGGAACCCATGAAGATAAGGCTGATATCTATCAGATTCCTTACAAAAATATGGTTAAATATATGTTCCAAATGGCAACTGACTCTGAGTTTGAAATGTTGTATGGAAATTTAAAAACTCAGGGAACTATTAGTTTTTGGTCAACTTCTTTTCTCAGAGGCACTACTTTAGATAAGTCTATTATCATCGTTGATGAGTTTCAAAATTTGAATTTTCATGAACTTGATAGTATAATTACTAGGGCAGGTGAGCATACTAAAATTTGTTTTTGTGGAGATGCTACTCAATCTGATTTACAAAAAACAAATGAAAGGAATGGTATCATCGATTTTATGAAGATTCTTAGAGCAATGCCGTCGTTTGATATTATTGAGTTTGGTCTTGAAGATATTGTACGTTCTGGATTGTGTAAAGAATACCTTATTGCAAAAAATGAATTAGGATTTTAATGTTTAATCATGTTGAATTGGACCTCCCTCGTCTTGAGAGGGAGACTATTGATGGAGTTAGGTACTATAAAGTACCTACAGAAGAAGAACTAATTAAATTAGTTTCTATTACCTCAGTAACCAGTCATAAAAATCGCCAGTTTTTTGCAAACTGGCGTAAAAAAATAGGTGAAGAAAAAGCGGACAAAATTACAAGAGCAGCAACAAGTCGTGGAACTGATATGCACACTCTTGTTGAGTATCATCTTAAGAATGAGGAATTACCAAAAGTTCAACCTTTGTCAGAGTATCTATTCAAAATAGCAAAGTATGAATTAGGTAAGATAAATAATATTCATGCTCTTGAAGGATCTTTGTATAGTAAAGTTCTTGGTGTAGCTGGAACAGTAGATTGTATTGCTGAGTACAACGGAGAATTAGCAATAATAGACTTCAAAACTTCAAAAAAACCAAAACCAAAAGAATGGATTGAACATTATTTTGTACAGTGTATGGCTTATGGTTGTATGTTGTATGAATTAACAGGAATATCTGTAAAAAAACTAGTAATTATCATGTCTTGTGAAAATGGAGAGTGTGTTGTTTATGAAGAATACGATAAAGAAAAGTATATTAGATTACTTACAGAGTACATCAGAGAGTTCGTCAACTTTAGACTTGAATCCTATGTCAGTTAAAATAGAAGAAGAATTACAAAAAGCATTGGATAAAAAATTTTTTTGTCCTTCAAAATTTTCAACAGAAATTGAAATATTGGTAAGAGATAACAAAGATATGAATTATATTGATGCAATAATTCATTTTTGTAGTAAAAATAATATTGATATTGAATCTGTACCAAAACTTATATCAAAACCATTAAAAGAAAAATTAAAGTACGATGCAATAGAATTAAACTTTTTAAAGAGAACATCCAGGGCGAAATTAGTTTTTTAATTCGAAAAAGGTCGGAAAATTTATCCCGACAATTTTTCGCAAAAACCCCTTTTTATAATTATGACACCCTTTGAAGTATACAAGACATATCTTTCAATAAAAAATCATTTTACGAAAGATAAATATGACTACCACAAATACTGTGGTAAAACAAATGCATCAATACAGTCTTTTTATAAAAGAAAGGATAGATATTGGTTTGAAAAACTAAGTAGACAAAAAAATGAAAAAGAGGTAATAAATTTCTTTGTCTCAAATTTTGTCCAATCCCAGGATCCAAATTCTCTTTGGATTGGTGATATTATAAGAAATGGTGAATCTGTGTATTCTTCTTGGAAAATGAGAAATCAGTCACTATCTTATGTTTTTTCTAATGAAGTAGAAACTCTTCTTAGTCAGTTTAATATAGAATCTTTATTTGATTGTTCTTCAGGTCATCCCCCTATACTAAAAAAATATCTAGATGGTAGTATTTGTCTAGAAACTGTTGTTATAATTGATAAAATTTTATATTTTACAAAAGATTTTAATAAAAAAATGCCAGATGATCCAGTTTGGGGATTAATATCTAAAATTATTAAAAAATATGATCCTTTCATAAATATTGATATCTTTAAGTACCGAAAAATGATAAAGGATTGTGTGCTATGAGTTTTTTTGAATCTGATATAATAAAAGGAGAAATTGATAGTATTAATAACCTTCAAGAAAGGCTTTATGCTAGTATGTTTAATTTTTATACCATGAACAAAGATCAAAAGTTAGAACATGTTGGCATTTTAGAATCTTTGTTAGAAAAACAAAAAATTCTCTATACTAGAATTAAACTCTCTGATGATCCCAAAGCTGTGGAAATGAAAAATAATATAAGGACTTCTGCTGCTAGTATGGGACTTCCAGAAAATGTTGATATGACAGTTCTTTTTGCTAATATGGAAAAAATGGTAGAAAAAATGAAGGACAGGATTCAAAGCGAGGGTTGACACCTGCGGGCACTTGCTCTATTATAGGTCTGTACTCGCCGCAAGTGCCCTAAGAGTACACAAAAGCCAAATACGTACAAAAAAATCTGAGGTTTATCAATGTCTTTTTCTGATCTCAAAAAACAATCTTCTCTCGGTTCTTTGACCCAAAAACTGGTCAAAGAAGTCGAAAAAATGAGTAATAGTTCTGGTGGTGCTGATGATCGCCTTTGGAAACCAGAACTCGATAAAACTGGTAATGGTTATGCAGTAATCCGCTTCCTTCCTGCTCCTAATCAGGAAGATCTTCCCTGGGCAAAACTTTGGACCCATGCATTCCAAGGCCCTGGTGGATGGTATATTGAAAATTCTCTCACAACTCTGGGTCAAAAAGATCCTGTCTCAGAACTGAATCGCGAACTCTGGAACAGTGGGGAGCAATCTAAAAAGGACATTGTAAGTCAAAAGCAAAAGCGTAAACTGTCTTACTATAGCAATATTTACGTTGTTCAAGATAAGGCGCATCCAGAAAACGAAGGTCGTGTCTTCCTCTTTAAATACGGTAAGAAGATCTTTGATAAGATTATGGAAGCAATGCAACCTGAATTTGAAGATGAAACTCCAATCAATCCCTTTGACTTCTGGCAAGGTGCCAACTTTAAACTGAAGATCAAAAAAGTTGCAGGTTACTGGAACTATGATTCTTCTGAGTTTGATCGTCCTGGTGCTCTTCTGGATGATGATGATGCTCTTGAAGCAATTTGGAAGAAGCAGTATTCTCTCACTGAACTTGTAGATCCTAAGCAATTCAAGAGTTACGAAGAACTCCAAACACGTTTGGACTATGTTCTTGGTAAAAAAGGAACTCCCCGCCTTCAAAACATTGATGAAGAACTTGAAGGTGAAGATGTTGATCGCGGATCCTTCACTCCAAGTTTTGAATCTCGTAAAGAATCAAAACCAGCACCTTCTATGCCACAATCTATGAAAGATGAGTTGGATTCAATGTCTTCAACTTCTTCGGTTGATTCTGAAGATGATGATGCTATGAGTTTCTTCCAACGCCTTGCTAACAGTTAATTAAAGAAGAAAGGATTATATCCTCTTTTAAGGGTTCTGGACACATATTGTTCAGAACCCTTTTTATATTCCATTATAGATTCAATGTCATCTAGGACTAAGTTTAAATATTCTCTCTTTAATATAAAGATTGATCTTTTTTTAGTCTCTAATCTTTCTTCATACATAAAGTTTGTTACTGGAATAGAAGATTTATTACCAGGAACCTCTATTCTTGAATTTAGGAAAGTATCTGTATATAAAGTTCCATAAGATAATCTTCTAGTCCAATCAAATCCATCATATTTCCACTCCTGACCATTGGAGATAAAAATTTCATCTTTTTCTGGTTGATATAGTGGTCCTGGATCTGATAATGTTACTGTTGGATTAGTTGTATAACCAAAACCTGGATTTGTCAATGCAATTTGTACAATTTTTCCAGATTGTACGGTTGCGTATCCTTTTGCAGTAATTCTTGGAAGAGGTTCATCAATTACTGCAGTTGGTGGAGATTTATAGTTATAACCAGGATCAGTAATAATAATATCCTTTACTTGGTTATTATCAATTAGAACAAAACCAACTGCTCTTCTTGCTCTTACTGGTGGTTGTATAGTTACAGATGGGGGATTTTCTTGACTGTAACCTGATCCCTGTTTTGTTACTATTATGTCTGTAACTTGCTCTGAAGTAGTTCCTATTCCCAAAACAGCAGTAGCAGTTGCTCTGATATCTGTATCATAAGCATAAAATTTATTTGTATTTGAACCACCAGTTATAATTACAGTTTCTGTGGGATCCATGTAAGCATCCAATGGAATACTATCTTCTGAGGATGTATTTTTGCTTCCTATTAAAGTTAACGTACCTAAATCCCAGTTAGTGCTTAATTCTAGTATATGAACAGAGTTTGTATCCGTTCCAGACACAAACATTTTTGAACCATCATCTTTGAAGGAAAATCCTCTTACTGAAGATTCTCCAGTAATGTCATTAATATCTACAGTTCTTACTGGGTTGGCAAATGTTGCATTAATATTCCAATCATCATAAAGTTCATACTCTTTGATAGTATCTGGGTTTGCTAAATCAACTACAAAAAAACTTGATCCAGTATCTCTAAATCTAATTCCTGCACACTCCGAAATCGCAAATGTTCCAGAAAGTGTAGCTGTTGTTATATTCCATCTTGCAGACAGATTATATTGATGAATAAAGAATCCACTTGAAGTCAATCCCGTCACATAGAATCTTGAACCATCAGGTCTAAATTCTATTCCAGTTAAGTACTCAAAACTTGATGATAAGTCTAGTTCTGATATTTTTGTTCCATTTGAAATATCAAAAGATGAATTGAATGTATAATATTCTACTATTCCTTCAGTGTATGAATTATTACCATGACATGTGTATGCTCTAGTTCCTGAAGGATCAAGGTAAAATCCTTCCCAACCACTTGCCTCTACGGTAAGAGTTGATGTTGTATCTAAGATTGCATTTGAGAATATGTCACTTGGAGTATCAATAGTAATTGTGGGTAAAAAAGTATATCCTTCTCCAGGATTTAATATATTAATAGAAGTTAAAGCTCCAGAACCATCAATTACAGCTTCTAGTTGGCATGGTATTGTTTCCTCTGGATCACTAAATGTTATTGCTGGTTGGACAGTATATCCAGATCCTGAATCAATTATTGTAAAATCTCCAACTTCCCTATTTGCTGGAGGATCATTTAATTCAAACTCTACTAATGCTTGAACTGGATCATTTGGTGGAGATATGAAAACCTCTACAGATCCTGTGTATCCTAAACCTGTAGATACTAGAGTTAAATTTGTTAATCTTCCATTAGATGCTTGTGCAGATATTTGTGCAGGTATTCCTGGAACTGTAATTGGTAGATTAATTGATTTATCTGTTTCTACAATAAATTCTGGAGCATTATAATATGATTCAGTTACTGTAACACCTTTTTCTATAATTAACTTACCTAAGTAATCTGTCACATTTATAGTTTCATAATGATGTATTCCATTATATAGATTGTCATAACTTCCATATTTTTCTAGTAAATATTCATTTTGGCATGATTGTGACTTTGGCCATTCGTCATAGAGATTTTGTATATTGTTTGCAAGTAAAATTACCCAGTCAAGTGTTGGGTCATCATAGAATTTATACGCTACATCATCTGGACGCTCTTCACCGACAATTGTATATTTTTCAAAATAACTTAAATTTTGAAAAATATCATCTCTTATTTTTGCTCTTTTAAATAAGTTTTTTACTTCGGTATAGTCTGACAGTGGAGAGTTATTCGAATCTCTACTGATATATTCGAAATTTGGTACTTTTTTAAAATATTCTTGGGTCATTTTAGTATCCTATTAGATGGTTTGCTGCTCTATCATCATCATAATCTTTGGAGTATACTGGTTCTAACTCCATGAACTGTAATGATATGTCATATGATGCCATTCCACCATCTTTATATGCCATATAACTTCCTTGTGGAGTGTAATTTACTACACATGATTGCAAAGCACAATCTTTAATTAAATTAATTCCAGGATGATCTTCTTGTCCATTTAAATAATATCTTATTCCAAATACATTTGGTGCTTTTAAGTATAGTTGAGAGTTACTGGTTTTTGCTGCCATATTACGCTTAAAAAATCCTATTATTTTCTTAACTCTTTCTGATTCCGTATCTGATCTTGGTGTCAGTTTAAATGTAAAATTAAAAGGTCTTAATTGTGGACCTTGGAATAACAATTCGGTATTTGGATTAAATACTGCTCCACCAAGTTTGGGTAATATTTGAGCACCAGTTGCTTGTTGTGTAAAGTATGCGATAATAGCAGCTTCTACATCTGTAGATGCACCTTGACCAGCTGCAATTTTATTTGATAGTGAATTTATAAAACCCTCTGCTCCACCAGTTATCCCACCTATAGCAAGATCAGCCCCTGCTATTTGTGCTGGATTCATTGTTTGTTCATTCCATCCAACACTATTTCCATCAGATATTGATGGTTGTATTGGTAATTTTATAGATTCACCTATAGATTCGTTTGTTCTTGATCCGAATCCGAATGTAGATGAATCAAATGTTTTTGTTCCATAAGATTTGGATTCAAATATTATGTAATCCATGTTTTCTGGAAAATTTTCTGGATAGGATAATCTATCTAAAGATCTTACTGATGCAGATTCTGCTTTAATTTGTTCTGATAACGCAGAAAAAGCATCGGTTACATCAGTTAAACCAGATACTCCATCATTTATAGTTGCTGGTTCTTGTTGATCAGGATCTTGGTTGTCTTTAGAATCTTTTTCATCTGCATTTACTACCCCCTTTCCTTTTGATATTAATGTTATTTGATTTGGGGTCGGTAGTTTACCATCATTTTTTTCTGCATACACTGTTTTTATAGTGCTTTCTACCGAAGAATTTAATGCGCTAGTATAATTTGAATCTTCTTCTAAATCTTTTTTTACACCCAAATAATCGTTTGCTGCATTTGGTCCTGGTTCCCATGTATCATCCTTTTTTTCGGCAAGAGTTTTGTTAAGATCTACATCCAACAACCCACCAAAAGCCGCGTAGGTTCTTTGTACCAATACTGTTCTTCCAGTATCTGGAAAAAATACCGTTGATACTTTTGCACCAGTATTTTTTAATGGTCTTGGTTTTGATACCCAAGCCTTTTTTCCGTCTATAGTTACTTCTTTTGCTGCTGGTTCAGCCATTTTTAATTGCCTTTAAAGTTTTGTTCTTTTGATCCATAAGATTTATAGATCCTAGTTCCAACTAACATTTTTCTAAATGTTTTGTTTTTTTCTTTCCAAACATCAAATAAAGGAAGATCTCTTCTTTTACCATCTTTTATAGAGATCAAATTTTCTATAGGTAAATTTGATGCAACTTCCCACTCATCAAATGCAATATCCAATAATAAACCATCAACTTGTGATATTATATATTTAGATATTGTATTATACGGTAAAGTAATTTTATCGTTTTTTAAATTATCTATTACATATTTTCTTTTATTTGGATGTATTAGGTGTAAATTGCATCCTGTAAATTCTTTACTATTAAACTTGATTACATATACTAAAGGAAAGGGGTCAAATATACTTAAATTTTTTTCTTCTGTTTTGTATTCAAATAAGTATATGTGACCAGTTCTTGGATATCTTCTTAATACATTTTTATCTTGATTTTCTTCTTCTTCTGTAGAGTCTAATTTTTCTTCAAGTATTAGTTTATTTTCTCTACCAATATATTTTTGAGTTAATCTTTTAAATGCTCTCCTATAAAAGAAAGGAGACCTTCCTTCTTCATACTGCACTTCTTCTCTTAGATCTTCGAAAAGAGTATTTTTTGGCATTTACTTTATACCTAGGTTATCTTCTGTTATTATTTTAAATTCCAACAATCTATCCTTACACCATTCATCTGCTGCTTTCCATTTTGCTTGATTTATGGCATAAGTTTTGCATTCATGTATAAAAGATTTTGTGACTCTTGATTTTTTTACTGGTGCAATAGTTTGCCTTTTGGGTTTTATTTCGACAACATAGGTTTTTATTGAACCTTTACTCTCTTTAACTTTTATAATAAAATCTGGAAAATATCTATGGACTTTGTTGTCTATTGGAGAGACGTAAGGAATAAAGAATTCTTCACTTGCCCATTCTATTATATTTTCATTTAAGTCACAGTAAGAACAAAATTTTCTCTCCCAACTACTCCTACAAATAATATTGTTGGGATTTCCCTTATATTTTTTGGGATATGAAGGTTTATACTTACTTTTAATACTTTCGTTCATTAAGTTGTCTACATATAATATAACGTATACACTTGTATTTAGATGTCAAATATACCAGTAAATCCTGGTGTTAATATGAGCACTCTTAAGAGCAGGATATTGAATCCAGCTCTTACATCTTTTTATAGTGTTGATATTGTACCTCCATCAAATTTATTAAGTCAGATAAATTCTGAATTGGGGTTAGACTATGATAAAGAACTATTTGAATTGACTTGTATAGAAGCTTCTTTACCAGGATCTCAACTAGCGACAATAGATATTGATAATGATTATATGGGAGTTTCCCAAAAAAACATTTATAGAAGAATGTATGATAATTCTATAGACCTTACTTTTTTAGTTACTAAAGATAGTAACTACCAACAAATTAGATTTTTTGAAATGTGGATGAAGTATGCTTCTGGTGAAGATATTATTGGTAGAATGGATGGTCCAGATTTTTATACTAGGATAAGATATCCTACAGACTATAAATCTGAGATTAGAATTGCAAAATATGAAAGAGATTTGGGATCAAAAGTAACTTCGGGATCTAAAGAGTTTTTAGGATATTATTTTACAGAAGCATTTCCATTATCAATATCATCTATGCCAATTAGTTATGATGCATCTGATACCTTAAAAGCTACTGTTAGTATTAGTTATAGTAGATATTATATTAAAAGAGAAGTTTATAGTACTGAGTTATCTCAACCACAAACTGATAGACCTTCAACTCCAGGAGTAGATGGAGAAGAACAGAGCAATTCTTGGAGATATAGTCAGCAACAACTTGAAGATGCTAGAAAACAAGCAAGAGAGAACTCTTTAAGACAATCTGCTCAAAATAGGGATGCTGCTAGCGCACCTAGGGGTTCAATTAGACCAAGTGGTAGATAATTTAAAAAATCAGTTATAAATAAATATAACCTGATTTTTATTTTGAAAATTATGCCATTGCCTACAATATCTACTCCAACATATGAGCTTGAAATTCCTTCTACTGGAGATTTGATTGAATACAGACCTTTTTTGGTAAAAGAGGAAAAACTCTTAGTAATTGCATTGGAAAGTGAAGATACCAAACAAATCACTTCTGCAATTAAAAATGTTATAAGAAATTGTGTTCTTACTAAAAACGTAAAGGTTGAAAAACTTCCAACTTTTGATATTGAATATTTATTTTTGAATATTAGAGGTAAGTCAGTTGGTGAAGAGTTGGATGTAAATATTATATGTCCAGATGATAATGAAACTGTAGTACCAGTTAAAATCAATATTGACGATATTTCAGTGAAAAAATTGGATGAACACACAAATCAAATTAAAATAGATGATACCATTGCAATGGAGATGAAGTATCCTTCACTGGATCAATTCATTAAAAATAATTTTGATTTTAATGCAAAAAATAGTATCGAGCAATCTTTTGATTTGATTGCTTCGTGTATAGATCAAATTTACACAGAAGAAGAAAGTTGGGCTGCATCAGATACAACTAAAAAAGAACTTATTTCTTTTTTGGAACAAATGAATTCTGAACAGTTTAAAAAAATTGAGTTATTTTTTGAGACAATGCCAAAACTAACTCACGAGATTGAAATTACTAATCCAAATACAAGCGTTAAAAGCAAAGTAGTATTGGAGGGTCTATCTGATTTTTTCGCATAGCTCTCGCTCACATGGATTTGGAGAATTATTATAAATTAAATTTTGCTCTCTTACAATACCATAAATACTCATTAACTGAAATTGAAAATCTGATTCCATGGGAGAGAGATGTTTATGTTGCTCTATTAGCGGCTCATCTTGAAGAAGAAAAATTAAAGCAGCAGCAGAATGGATCTTAAACCAGACTATATTGAAGAGTATATACCATACGCCACCATTAGTAGGCGTATGGGAATGTGGAGAGCTATAATATTATCTAAACTTGAATATTCAAAATACTTACTTGAAAATACATTCAATATAGATGCTGATAGAGTAGTTGATATATTCATGTCTTCTTGGGATAAGTCTGAAAAAGATTATCCTTCTCCAAAATTTTCAAGACCATCTTCTCCAGAAGAGTATGAGTCATATAATAAGTACATAATTTATCTTTGGGAATATTATGTAAATGATAATGATAAAATAGAACTGCCAGAAGAACCAACTGAATCTACAGAAAAGATAGATTCTTCTACAATCGTTCCTGTAAATAAATCTCCAGATGAAGGAGAAGACAGGATGTATGATGGTGTTCGTGAGGAAGATTTAGTTAATGAGGAAATTGATGAAAGAATTTTGAGAATTCTTGGACTAGAAGATACCTTTGATATTGACTATGCAACTTACAGAACTCTTTTAAAGGAGTATCTGGTTAGAGTTAATATGGGGACTGATTCTCTTCCTAGAGAAGAGCAGATGTTATTGAGGGATGAATATGTTAGAGTTAAAGGACTTGTTGGTAGATTTAAAATCAATAAAAAATATAGGGATCAATTTGGAAGTCCTATAACACTTGCATCAAGTGCAATTATAAATCCAGAATCTGTAAAAACTCCAGATTTAGAGCAGCAAAATCAAAACCAAACTGGTTTTTCTAAATTTGCAGAAGATATTGCAGCAATCAGAGATTCTGTTGCTAACATACTTGAATTGATGCAAAAACAGAGTGATTTATTTAAAAAACAGATAGATAATGTTCGCAAATCTTCAGAGAGGGGTAAAAGGCAGAAAAATGAATCTAGATTAGAGTCTATTGGTAAGGGAGCATTAAAATTAGCTAATAAGGTTCTTGGACCAGTAAAAAATATATTTGAGAAATTGCTGAAGTTTATAACTACAGTAATTCTTGGAAGAATTGTATTAAAATTATTCAGATGGATGAGTGACCCTAAAAATAAGGGAAAAGTTGATGCTATTCTTAGATTTTTAAAAGATTGGGGACCTGCTTTAATTGCAGGATATTTGTTATTTGGAACTACAATAGGAAAACTTGTAAGAACTGTTATTGGAACTTTGGTTAAACTAACCTTCACAATATTGCGGAAGGGAATACCTGCTGCTATGAATTTGATTAAGAAGAATCCAAAAGCAGCAGCAGCGGTTGGATTATTTACAGCAGGAGCAACTATACCAATGTTGTTCCCAGGTACTGTTGATTCCGAAGAGAGAAAAACAGAATCTGCTCCTGGCACTAAAGAAGAAAAAATAGAAGCATTAAAAAAACAGAAAGAAAATCTGAATCCAATGCAAAAAATGCAAGGAGTTGGATCAGAAATTGATGAGCAGATTTATAGATTGGAGACGGGAGAGACTAAAAAATATTCTGGTGGTGGAGAGATACCAAAATCACCACAAGAAACAATTTCGAAATTCCCTGGCGGGAAAGTTACTAATCAAACTGGTGTAAGGATAAAGGGTGCAGGAAAAGATACCCAACTTACTGCACTGGAACCAGGAGAGATTGTAATATCAAATTCTGCTGTTAATAAGTATGGTTCTGATTTCTTCTTATCTTTAAATAAATCTGGTGGCGGAACAAATGCTCCTAAAATCGCAAGTGGAATACAACTAGCTTCTGGTGGAGGAATGATAGGTCCTTCTACAAATAATAGAAGTATAATTGAAAATGTAAATAATAATATTTCCAATATTAGTAAAATTAGACCAACTCAAATGGGATTTGATTCACAAAATAATAATATTTCAAAATATTTTGTGAATAATATTCAAAACATATCTTCAAATAATCCTTCATATTTGTCTGATCTAAATTTAACTACTAATAAAAAAGTTGATAATTTTAATGCAGATGTAAATAATACTTTTGAATCGGATCAAGTATCAAATGTAAAAAATATTAGGAATAGTAATTTTATTGGTGGGGATATCTTTAATAATTTATCTACCAATATCAATAATAGAGAAGTGAATAATAGGATAGATACTAATAAATTTGTAAGTTCGGATTATAAAAGTGCTTTAAATAAATCAACATCAGTAATCAATAATATCAATAATCAAGATACTACGACATTATCTGGTAAAGAATCTCTTGGAGGGATTGAGAAATCTTTATCTGCAGATAAGTACATACAACCATTTACAAAAATGGTTTCTGTTGACAATAGCAAACAAGAACAAAATCAAAATATAGTGCAAAGTACAGAATCAAATAGAATTGATTCTGGTAAAGTATCACTTCAAAATAAAAATCAATTTACTTCTTCTACCATAAATCAAACTGCTAATAAAGTTTTACCAGCAACTATCAGTAAAGAAAAGAGTGTGGCAACTCAAACCATTCCTCCCCCACCAAAACCCAAAGTAAATGTGGTACATATTGCAAATGAAGAAATTCAAAAATTAAGATCACAAAAGAGTGTTGGTAAGAGAGATCTTGATACAAGTTTCCCTGCAGTATATCCAAGTAATACTAGATCCATGCTTATACAAACCTATGGAATTTATGGTGTAAGGTAATGGCAGTTATAGATCCCAAAAAATTATTAAATCCATCTAAAGATCCTTCTGCTTCTAGTGGATCTAATACTTTTTATTCTTCTGGTTTTTTTAAAGTTGCTGAAGATATATCCAACATAAAGGAAAATGTAGTAAAAATTGAAGATGTACTTAAAAAAAGTATAAAAATAAATGTAAGACAATTGGAGTTGTCTAGAAGAGATCTTGAAAGAACGCGAAGGAATACTAGAGAAGACAAAAAGGAAAGTAGAAAAAAAGTTAATAAATTTGATAAATTTAGAAAGTTTATTCCTGGTTTGAGTTTAATTGATAGAGCAAAACAATTTTTGGGTTCTATATTAGCTGGATTTTTGGTTCTTAGGTTGGTAAAATTATTACCAAAATTACTTGGAATAATTAAGTTTTTGAAACCAGTAGGTCAATTTATATTTGATTTTGCTGCTGGAATTCTTGATAAAGTAGCAACAGGAATAGAATTTGCTTATAATACTATTGATACAATATCAAACACAGTTAAAAATGTTTTTGGTGAAGATGCTCAGAAAAAATTAAATAACTTTTTAAGTGCTTTTACAAAATTTGCTAACATTGCTATAATTGCAATGATGGTCTCTTCTGGGGGAAGTAATCCTCTCAATAGAAGATTTAACGGACCAGAAAGGAAGGGTTTTGATAGAAGTGGTAGGAGAGTAAACACTAGAACTCAGCAAAGATATAGGCAAAGATATGGTGATAGGGCATTTAGGGAAAGATTTGGTGGAAGGAATTTAGATAGATTAAACAGACCGTCCAGAACACCAACACCAACTGGAGGAGCACCAACACCAACTGGAGGAGCACCTGGAAGAGTACCTCAGAGCGGTGTTCAAAAAGCTGTTCAAAAAGGAGTTACTAAAGTTGCTGGAAAGACTGCTGGTAAAATCGCTGGCAAGATTCCAATTGTTGGTCCACTTATTGATTTTGGTATAAGAACTCTTATATTTAAGGAACCACTTGGTAAAGCAGCTGCAGGTGCAGTTGGAGCTGCTGCTGGACAAGCACTTGGTGCCTGGATAGGAGGTACTATAGGTGGTGTTGCTGGTAGTGTTGTTCCTTTTATTGGCAATATAATTGCTGGTTCTGCTGGAGTAGCTATTGGTTCATTGCTTGGTGGATTGATTGGTGATCAGATAGGCGTAAGTCTTTATAATGTCCTTGTTGGATCTGATTCTAAAGAAGTTCAATCAAAGTCTGGTGGAGGAAGTACAAATAAAAAAGTCAAAGATAATAAGACTAAGACTAAGAAAACAATAAAAGATTTTAAACCAGATGATACTATTCCAGGAAAGAGTATTGGTAGAAACAATTTAAATGAACTTTATGATGACAATTATTCTTTAATAACTGGAATATCTAAAGCATCAAAAAGGTTAAAGAAAAAAGACAATACCTTCCTATCCAAAATTGCGTCTATTGGTTTAGATTTGTCTCTGGGACAAAAACCATCTGATAGATCAATCTCTGATTTATCGGAATCTTTTGCATCAATTATAGATTTTTATAGAGATCCTCTCAATACTACACAAAAACTTTCATCTGGTGGATCTGTAGAGAGTATTGAAACGGAAAGAAAGAAGATAATATTTAAATCATTAAAGAGTAAGTTTAATGATGAAATAAACAATGCTTTTATGGATGTAAAAGTTTTTGGAAAAAAAGAATATGGAATCTCTGATGCATTTACTTCATTTTTTGAAAGATTGACGGGGGTGAGATTTGATAGGGCAACTAGAGGAACTAGTGGAAGAAGAAGACCAGGATCGACACTTCCTTCTGCTGCACCACTGTCTGGAAGTGATAAATTTGCTAGAATATCTGGAACTAGTGGAACTGTAGCATATGGTGGAAGAGAAAATGCTCCATTGACAGTTTCATATAGTCCTTTTGGAAAGGGAGCCAATGCAAGTTTAATATCTGGAAAGGGTTATAGAAGAAGCACTAGGAGCAATCATAGAGGATATGATATTGCTGCACCTTCAGGAACACCTTTATATGCTTATTTACCAGGAAAAGTTACTAGGGCTGCATACGATCGTTCATATGGTTATTATATTGAGTGGAAAGATTCTGTGTATGGACAGACTCATTTTTATGGACACATGGTTGGACCATCCCCATTAAAAGTTGGGCAGGAATTTAAACAGGGAGATTCTCTTGGTAGAGTAGGTAGTACAGGAAAAAGTGAAGGTCCTCACGTCCATTGGGAGATTGGACCACAAGGATCTGAAATTGATCCTGGAAATTGGGTAAATACTCACCCACTTAAAAAAGATAACAAAGCAAATATAGAAACAGCAGATAAAAAATCAACAGCAGATAAAGTTAGTTCCAATGCATCCTATGAACAACCATCAACAACTACTATAGCGGTTGTTGAAAAAACAAAGTATGTCACTATTGGATAATTTGTTAAATACTAATTATAAAGGTAAATTATAATGGCAGTAAATACTCCAAATCAAACTGCAGAATCATCTAATATAACAAAATGTTTAATTTATTCAAACAGAGGTAGTGGATCTCAAGACGTATCTCCTGGAATAGTTGATTTTTCTTATTTTGAGAGTGTTTTAGATACAACTGTTAGATTTTCTATAGTTATAGTAGATACTGGAAATAGTACGGAATCTACAAACAGTGAGGCAGTTTTATATAAATTAAAATTATCTGGATTTGAGAAGGTTGATTTAAGTTTTACTGATAATTTTGATAACAAACTGGATTTTAGTGGAAATAATGCATTATATATTAATAAAATAAGAAATATTATTAGTCACTCTGAGAAGACAATATTTACTATTGATTTGGTATCTAAAGAATATCTTGCTAATGAATTTTTAAAATCCGAAGTTTATCAAAGATTTGATGGTGAGATATCTACTTCAGTTAGATCTATACTTTCCGATATATTAAACACTGAAAAAGATATTATATCAGACCCAACTTCTAATACTTTGAATTTTTATGGTTCTGGAAAAAAACCTTTCACTCTAATAAGTGAAATTGGAACAAAAGGAGTTCCTCAAGGAGGTGAATCTACCGCAGGATATTTTATATTTGAAAATTATAATGGTTTTAATTTTAGATCTATAGATGCATTGTTTAAAAGTCCAGTTGTAAAATCTTTTATATATAATTCTACTACTTTATTACCAAAAGAATATGATGCAAAAATAATATCATATAAGTCTAAAAAGACAATAGATGTACAAGAAAATTTGAAATCTGGTGCTTATGGTGGTAGATTGGAGACTTTTAATCCATATACACACAAATTCAATCCTGTGAGTAAAAATGTTGAAAATGAAGACCAAGAGACTAAAGGTGGATTAGAATTTTCAAAAATATCTCCAGATTTTTCTTTTTATGGTTCATTATCTAGAAGATATTATCATAGAATGGATGTTGGACAAGTTCCATCTGGCAATAAAACTGAACAATTGAAAAATAGAAAAAAGGAAAATCTAAATTCAAAAGATGTTATTGTTCAGTCTGCAATGAGTTATAATAAGATATTCTCATTATCTGTTGACGTTACAATACCTGGAGATTTTTCTTTAAGATCTGGACAACTGGTTTATTGTGATTTTCCAGAACAATCATCAAAAAGGAATATTGAAACTGATAGGGAATTAAGTGGAATATATATGATATGTGATATATGTCACCATATTACCCCAGGTAGTAGTCTAACTAAAATGAATCTAATTAGAGATTCATTTGGAAGAAATCCAAGTAAAGGAGGAAGTTAAATGGAAAGATCAATTGAAGATCATATTGAAAAGGATAAAGAATTGCTTCAAGACCCAACATTGTCTCCGCAAATGCGTCGTCATACTGCAGATGAGTTAAAGCATTTAGAGACTTATCATAAAAATCATCCAGAAGATCATCATGATCCAACAGCATTTGAAATGTATTGTGATGAAAATCCAGATGCTTCAGAATGCAAAATTTATGAAGACTGATTAATCTAATGGAATTATACGGATCAGAACTGTCACAACCATTTAATATTTTAGAAAACACTTTTTGGTGGTGGGAGGGGATTGTTGCGCCAAGAAATTTTTGGTCAACAAATTCTCAGGAAGAAGGTTTATCTTCAGTTCAACAATTAGAAAATTGGGGAAAGAGAGTTAAGGTTAGAATTCAAGGAGTACACCCACCTAGTAAAAAAATACTCTCTGATGATAAACTTCCTTGGGCAGAAGTGAGAATGGGATCTGTTGGTAGTGGTCATAAGGGAACTGGATTAGCGATAGGTGTTACTCAAGGAACTAGGGTTTATGGAATATGGGAAAATCCTTTAACTAAAAGTGGACCAATAATTTTGGGAACCCTTGCAAATAATGAGGATACTCCACTTCCAAAAGAACAACCAATCTCTGATGGTTTTGCATCTTATAGTGGATACAGACCAGAAGATACAGTTTCTGGTCGTGATATGCCTTTATCTCAAGGACAACCTAAAGAATCTACACTAAACCCAAATATTTGGGGATTATCCGATAAATGGATGATGGATGAACCAGCTTTTGGTATTGCATCTCCAACTGATTGTGAAAAAATTCCTTTAGGTTCAATTACAAAGTCCATGCGGGCTTTAATTCAAAATATTGAGAAAGCACAGAACCAAATGCAACTTTGGGAAAATGCAGCTCAGGGGTGGGTTAGTCAAAAACAAGAGTGGATTAGATTAAAGGTAGCAAAAGCAACTGAATTTATTAGTAAGGGATTGAAATCTGTTTTTAAAGAAATTAGAAAAGCTACTGAAGAACAGATTAATAAGAGGGTAAAAAAAGTCTATGAGTTAATAAATCCACCAGATAGAGATAAGGCTAAATTGGGGCATGATGCTCTAATGGAGCTTATTACTTGTTTGTTTAATAAAATAACAGGCAATTTAAAGTATTTGATTGGAAATTTTCTTGGAAAAATGCTTGATAGGTATATTAATGTACCTGCTTGTGCTGTTCAAAATTTTGTTGCTAGTTTGATTGGAAATACTTTAGGTGCAGTGTCTAAAACCATAGATAAAGCAATTTCTTCAGTATCTAGTTTGATTGGCGGTGCTTTTAGTCTTGCCGACAGCATTCTTAATCTAATTAAGGCTATTGCTGGATTTTTTGCTTGTGAAGAAGATCAAGAATGTCCAGAGACAACTGAATGGAGTATTTTTGATGGTGCAAAACCAAAACTGTCATTTGACCTTGATAGTATATTAAATGGTGCAAAGCAAGTTGCAAACCAAGCAAAAGGTGTTATTGATGATGGTAGGGATTTGATCGATACTGCATCAGCAGCTGTTGATTTTTCCAATTTAATTAATACTGCCGTTAATTCTGCAAATTCTTGTAATATTGGACCTATATTCTGTGGACCACCAACAGTTACTTTCTGGGGTGGTGGTGGAAGTGGAGCAAAAGGTAATGCTATTATTAGTGCTTCTGGAGATTTGTTGGGTGTAGATCTTATTGCTGGAGGAACTGGTTATACTAAAGCACCTTTTGTTACTATTGAAGATTCTTGTGGTAAGGGTTCTGGTGCAAATGCCATAGCAATTATGAGAAAAGAACCTAGAGGTGGCACTGGTGGTACTGGTGCTGGTGGTGGTGCTGGTACTGGTTCTGGTGGTGGTACTGGTGCTGGTGATTCTGGTATAACAACAACTACCAATTTATCTAATAATAATATCGCAGATAATGTTATTAGTACTTCTGGAGTAAGTGGAGATTCTATTGGTGGTATAAACTATACTGGAGAAGAAACTTATACTGTTATTGCTGTTGTTATCGAAGATTCTGGAAGTGGATACTTAGCTTCTCCAAATGGTGATGTTGGTGGAGATGGAAGGGTTTGGGCACCTAAAGATAATACTATAATTAAAACTGAAGATGGTAGATGGGAACAATATTTACCAGGAGCTGCTTTGCCCGAAAGAGATGGTGATTTAATTATTACTCCAGAAGATAAGTTAGTTTTAAATGGATCTGGATCTGAGAATTTAATTGGACCTGGAAATAATGTAGCATCAGGAACTGGTCAAGGTTATAATGATCTTCCAGACAATTTGACATATGATGAAGAAGTTGCTGCAATAAAGGGGATTACATCTATTCCTGGAACTGGTGTTAATGGATCAACAGACTTTAATTCTTTCCCAACCATAAATGTTGGTAGTTATCCAACAAAATTATATCTTTGTGATGTTTATATAAAAAATAGAGGTATTAATTATTCTCCTGGAGATAAAGTAGTTATAGAACCAAATTTTGGAGCTGAGATTGAAGTTGAATATGGACCATTTGGTGTAGTAGATAAATTAAAAATTGTGAATTCTGGTAGTGGATTTACTGAAACTCCAATAATTTACATCCAGTCCGAAACAGGATATAATGCTAAATTATATCCAATATTCTGTGTAAGTAGTGTTGGTGATGGTGATATTGATGGATTGGGATCTGATCAAAGGGAATTGACTGATGATGAAAAAGAAGGTTTAATTACGGTTGTAGATTGTGTGGGGAAGTTTAATTAATGGCAAAACCTAGAGTACATAATCCAGTAGAACTGGGTAACGATTTTGGTCATATAAAATTTGGTCACATAAATCCAAATAATACCCTTGCGGGGATGTTACTAAGAAATGGTGATCCAGGAAAACCATCAGAGCATTATTCAATGTTCATGTCTAGTGGTATAATGAATGGTGGAACTATAAATCGTTGTCCTGGAGTATATCAAATACATTGTGGGGAAAGTCCAGTAAATAATACCTCTTTTGTTTTAAGAGCAGCAGATGGTGACATTATCTTACAGGCACCTCTTGGAAGAGTTAGAATAGAAGCAAGAGACATTGATTTAATTGCTACTGGATCCAATAATAAAACTGGATATATTAATATTGAATCTAATGAAAAAATTAATATTAGATCAAAAAATATAGAAGTTAATGGTGATTCTGTTGCTAAATTTATATCGTCTGGTGTATGTGAAGTTGTTGGTAATGGAACATTGAATTTTTTTGGTGGATTAATTGATTGTGCAGATTCTTGCACAACATTAAAACCATCTAAAGGTGTATCTTTATTTGAGGGACAGCAAAAAACTGGAGGACTACTTTAATGAAAGTACCCGATTTGGAAGTTAAAAAAACATTATATGTTGGTATTGGAGATCCAACTCTTACTTTGGGTAAGGGACCAACTCAAGTTAGAGGTGGAGCTTATTTAGAAGGTCCTGCTGTTTTTGGAGCACCACCACCATTTACGGTGGCAAATGTTGCTATTGCAAAATTAAAAAATAGTGACGTTATTCAACCACCATTTATTCCTGGAGCAATTGCTGGATTCAATCATAGTCCATATTCTCTTGCTGTAGACGGTGATGCATGTATATTTAATAATCTTACAGTTAATCAGCAGGTAGAAGTTGGATCCAATTTGATTGCTCAGGGAGAAGTTGTTGCCAGAGTATTGGGAAGACCACATATTCTATCAATTAAGAAAGATTTTGATATTGCTCACCCAACAAAAGAAGGGTGGAGATTAACACATGCTTGTGTCGAAGGACCAGAAGCTGCAGTGTATCATAGAGGATCTCTGATAAATAATAATCAAATACATCTTCCAGAATATTGGACAAAATTAGTTGACGAAGATAGTATTACAGTTAACATCACTCCCAAAAAGTATCATCAAAATATAATTGTTACTAAAATAGAAAATAATATAATTTATTTGAGTGAAAAAGAAGGTTTAGACATAAATTGTTATTACCATGTTTATGCCGAAAGGATTGATACTGAAAAACTTATAGTTGAATATGAGGGAGATATTGAAGATTATCCTGGAGATAATAATCAAAGATCTATTGTTGGATGGAATTACGACTTAAGAGATTAAAATTATGGCATATTCATTACAACCTAAAAGCAGCGGTAAAATTGATTGTGCGGAAAAACCAGTATCTGGTGTAAATAATACTTTTTATGATTGGGTAGTTAAGTTTGAAAATCAGGATTCTGATCCTCTTCCAGCAGATATCCCATTTGTAAAGTGTGATCAGTATAAGTATTATTATATGAAAGTTGGTGATCTTCAGGTTCAGGAAAATGTAACTGCTTTAGGTAGGGTCTTGGCTTCTGAAGTATATTCTGGTGGTGGAGCCCATAGGTTATCCGCTAAGAAAAATTTTGATATCCCGCACCCAACTAAAAAAGGTTGGAGACTTAGACATACTTGCTTAGAGGGTCCAGAAAATGGTGTTTATGTTAGAGGTAAAATAAAGGAAGAATCATACATAACTCTTCCAGAATACTGGAGTGGGTTGGTTGATCCAGAATCAATAACAGTACAACTAACATCCATAGGTCATTATCAGGAACTTTTTTATGAAATTGTAGAGTGGGGAACAAAGATTAAAGTATCTAATAATGCTGGAAGTACTATTAATTGTAGCTACTTAGTTCAAGGTGAAAGAAAAGATGGTGAAAAATTAATTGTTGAATATGAAGGTGAGTCTCCTGCAGATTACCCTGGAGATGATAGTCAATATTCTGTGGTTGGTTGGAATTATGATATAAGATCTTAAGGAGAATCTAAATGCCACATACTTTCCAGTATACTAAAAAATATTCTGTATCTAATGAAATAGAGTTTGTATCAGTAGCGGATACAAATTTTGATGTTGCCTATTCTGTACCAGAAGTTTTGATAGATCTTCAGGCAGATAATTTGAAGGCAATAGATAATCTCTTTGTTGATGCATATTTGACTGACCAGTTTGGTAATACTGGTAATCCTGGTGACGTACTCATTGCTGATGTCAACGGTGTATATTGGGGAAATGTTGGATCTGCATCTACTCCTATTCTTGCAATCGATATTTATGATGAGGGAGTAGAGCAAGGACTGGCAAATAGACTTGATTTTTATGATGGCAATGATCAAAATAACTTAGTATCTGCAGCAGTATCTGAAACAAGTAGAGTTGCTACTATTACAATATCTGATAGATGGGCATTAAGTGGAAATAATATCTATAGAGATAGTAATGTTGGAATTAATACCCAATTTCCCCAAACATCATTAGATGTTATTGGCAATGTTCGTATTACTGAAGGTGCAGAGGTTATTGGATTATCAACATTTAAGGATGATCTGATAATAGAAAAGGATCTTGAAGTTCTTGGTATCGCTACACTTGCTAGTAATTTTACTGTTTCTGGTATATCGACTTTTTATGCCGAAGTTGGTATAGGCAGTAACTTTACAGTGAGTGGAATATCCACTATAGGACCACTTAGAGTTATTGGTAGAGCCGATTTTGATAATGAAGTTGGGATTAATAGTGGATTAAGTGTTGGTGGAATATCTACTTTTAATCAAAGAATTGAAGTTAGGTCAACACTACAAGATATAAATGATAGTGTTGGACCAACTAATAAAGATTATAGATTGTCTTCTGTAGGAACTGGCGTATCATGGAGACCTGCAGGTGTAGAGACAGAAAACACTATCTGGGTCACTATGGATGGTGATGATGCCAATACTGGATTATTGGAAGGTGATGCTAAAAGAACTATAGGTGCAGCAGCAGAAATAGCACAACCTGGAGATACTATATTCATAAGGTCTGGAACTTACACTGAAAACAATCCAATTGGTCTCCGTAGTGATGTGTCAGTTACTGGACAAGATCTTAGATTGGTGAATTTAATTCCAGATAATAAAGGACTAGATTTTTTCCATGTAAGAAGAGGATGTCTAGTTGAGAATTTGTCTTTTACTTGTGAATCAGACGGTTTTGGTGGATTTGTCGATAATCCAGGAGGAGCTGCTGTAGCTTTTCCTCCAACTTCAGTTACTGAGCAAGCAAATAGTGGATTTATTGGTCTTGGACCCACATTTGAGGGTGAAACTGGTAGATGGAGAAGTCCATACGTAAGAAATTGTACTAATTTTATGCCAAAAAGTATTGGTATGAAAATAAATGGTGATCATGCAAGCGCATCTATTCCAGGTTCGGGAGCAGACTTAAAATCCATGGTCTGTGATTCGTTCACACAATATAACGAAGCTGGAATTGGAGTTTCTATTACCAATAGTGGATACGCACAATTAGTTTCAATTTTTACAATTAATTCTAATATTGGAATATATTGTGATACTGGAGGTTCTTGTGATTTAACAAACTCAAACACGTCTTTTGGTAATTTTGGTTTATATGCTGTTGGACTTGGAAGAACAGAATTTACTGCAACTGTAAGTCAAGCAACTACGGATCAAACTGATACTGTTATTCTTACAAATACCATAGATACTTTTGGTCAATATAAAAGACCTTATGATGGTCAAGCATTATTCTTTAAAATTAATACAGTTGCTGGTATATTGACAGCACCATTACAACTTGTTAGTAGTGTGACTATTCCTTCTGGTGCATTTGGGAGTATAAATCAGTTTAGTGCTACTGCTCCACCAAGTGTACTTCTTGTAGATGCAACTAATGGAAGTACAACTCCTTTAGGTCCAGAAGGTATTACTGCAGAAGTTAGTCCCACTATAGATCCAATCAGTGGAAGACTAGTTGCTATTGATATTATTAATAGTGGTAGAAATTATCTTCCAACTCAAGTTGAAAATATGAGAGTTCAGATAAACGGAACCATTATTGATCCTTCTCTTATAAAAGTTAATATGGAACCAATATATTATACAGTGTCTGAAGCAACAGAACCAGATGGATCTGGAACTACTACTGTAACTTTTAACGAATTTGTTCCATATTTGATTGATGCTGGAGTTGATGTTGACATAAAAAGAATTTCTAGGATTTTGACCAGTTCTCATTCATTTGAATATGTTGGTGCTGGTACTAGTATAAATACAGTGACTCCCCTTCAAGGAGCTGTTCCTATCAAGGAGAATGAAATAGTTGCTCTTGCTGGAGCACAAATTCCTTTTACGAGTACGGACCAAAAAGGTAATTTTGATATTGGTGAAGGATTCCAAATTAATCAACCAACATCTACTATTCGTGGAAGGTCATTCAGTAAAGCAATTCAGGCAGAATTAACACCACTAATCCTAGCATTAAGCAGTTCCGCAAGATAATAATATGGCAGTAGCACCACTTAATAAGTTTCTTAATATATCTGTTCCAGTTGCTCCTGGAGAACAAGTAGTTTATACTACACCAACTGGAGTAGCTTCTATTGTTTTGTATGCTCAGGTCTCAAACGTTGCAAAAGAAGTTGCATACCCAAAAGTTACTGTGGTACAAAGGAGAAAATCTAGATTTGGTAATGTTAGGGATGTTAGAATTATTAAAGAAGCAGAAGTATTTCCCAATGATTCTTTAGTTGTTCTTGATGGTAGATTGATTCTGGAAAGAACAGCATTATATTCCGATTCTCTTGTTGTTAAGAGTGATTCTAATCCTGGAGTAGTCACCATAACAAATTGTGTTTATGATCATATTAGTGGAATTGCAACCGTTACGACTTTGCAAAATCATAATTTTGTTGCTGGTGATGAAATTACGATGAGTGGATTAGAATTTACTTGTGCTGGATACTCCTCTGGAATAACTACAACTATATTCCCAGCACCACAAAGTACTTTTACTGTTGAGCAAATAGATGCAGCAAATGTGTTTATAACTAATACTGGTGTTGGCGCAGGCATTACCCATACATATGTTCAGGGAGGAAAAGTTTCTCCTATAGAATTAGAATTTATTTGTAGCATCCTAGAAAATAGTATTGTATAATTATGGCAAAGCATATATCTGGAAGACAAAGAATTGCCAGATTCTCTGGTCTTAGTACTGGTAGATATAGACAATTAAGAATCGAAGAAGCGGAACCAAATCTTGGGTTTCCTACAGAAAAAACTTTGCCATTAAAACCAAATTATTATCAATTGGTTACTTTTGATGATGGGGATACCTATGATAGATATTGGCAGGTTCCTCCCATCGGATTTAACTCAATTGGTTTGAGTATATTTGATGAAAATTTTATTGTAGGTACTGGTAATAGTATTACTAGATTAAACTTTAAAGGAAATTCTATTGTAGCAACAGCAGAGAATTTTAGTAATATATCTACAATTACAGTATCTCCCCCAGGTAATGATACTGAAGTTCTATTTAAAAATAATGGTGATTTTGCAACTTCTTCTGGATTCACGTTTGATCCATTAGATCCCCTTTTAACTATAGAAGCAGAATTAAAAGTAGGTGCTGGTGGAACTATTATAACAGCACTTGATGATGCAAGAGTTGGAATAGCAACAACACAACCAGAAAGAACTCTCCATATTAATGGGGATATGAGATTGACTGGAACAATATATGATTATTATAATAATAATGGAACTGCCGAACCAAGTGTTCTAGTTTCTAATACTTTTGGTGGGGTTGAGTGGTTACCCAATGATGAACTAAGCTTCTTTAGTGTGGGCCCAGTTTATGGTGTTCAGTATAAGAGCGCAACAGGAACTGTAGTTAGTGCAGAGACTTTTTACTATAATCCACTGACTGAAAGGGTTGGTGTGGGTACTTCAACTCCAAGACAAACCTTTGATCTTAGAGGAGACGCTTTATTAGAAGGGAATATTTTTGTATCTGGTATTGCAACATTTAATAATAATGTAGAATTTCAGTCTAATATACAAAGTAATTTTATACCTTCAGTAGCATCCACATATGATTTGGGTTCTAATATTAATACTTGGAATAATGTTTATGGTGTTAATGCTTTATTTACTGATGTAGATACAAACACCTTAGATATTAATGGTATTGTCACTTTATCTGGAATTACTAGTATTCAAGGTGCATTAGTACCATCTCTTGATAATAATTACGATCTGGGAAAGGATAGTATTAGGTGGAATACAATCCATGCAACAAATGCGACATTTTATGGGGATGTTGGTTTTGGTACAGATAATAATAAAATAGTAGAGTTTAATTCCAAAATTAATAGTGATATAATTCCCAAATCTCCAGGTCAATTTGATCTTGGTAATGCTCTTTTAAAGTGGGATGTAGTCTATGCAAATACTATTGATGGAGTATCTTTAAAAGCTGATACACTAAAAACAGTAACAGATATTACTAACGTTAATAGGTTTTTGACTTTTGTTGATAGTAATAATCCTACTACTGCACTAAATCCATATGAATCATATTATACTAATAATAACCTATACTATAACCCAGGATCACAAACAATATTTTTACCAAATACAATAATCACTGGTGTAACAACTTTTAGAGGAAATGTACTTATTGGTGATGATATAAATGATACCGTAAATATACTGTCAAAAATTGATACAAATTTAATTCCTACTGGTGATGCATCTAGAGATATTGGAGCAACTGGATCTCAGTGGGCAACTGTTTATGGAATTTCTTTTACTGGAAATTCAAATACTGCAACTCAATTAGAAACTGCAAGAGAATTTAGCATTAGTGGTGATGCTGTTGCTTCTTCAGTATTATTTGATGGTACTGCTAATGTTGGATTAGCACTTACTTTAAATAATACTGGAGTTACTCCAAATACTTATGGTTCTTCTACCAATGTACCACAAATTACTGTTGATGCAAAGGGAAGAATTACTACAGCAGTAAATGTTGGTATTGATTTTGCAAACGCAACCGTAGCACAGGCAAATAGGGTATTAAGTCAATCTACATCAAATGCTGCTTATTTTTATCCTAGCTTTTTAGATTCTAATAATAATACACCAGATTTTGAGCAGTTATATACTAATGCTTTTCTGGCATATCAACCTAGCACTGGAAATTTTGGTATAGGTAAGTCAGAACCTGCAGCAAAATTACATGTATCTGGAGAACCAAGATTCGATATTATGACAACCTTCCAGGATGAAGGTTCAATAAGATTTGATAGACAGGATACGACATCAAGACCTTTTTATATTAGAACATATAATGATTCCGCTCCAGGTGGTAATTATATGGGATTTGATGTTCATAATGGAACTACAAATCAGGCAAGTAGAGTATTAACTTTACGTGGAGATGGTAATGTTGGAATTAATAGTATAGATCCTACTGATAGATTTTTTGTTGGTGGAACATCAAGAGTAACTGGTAATGCTACTTTTGAAGGTGACATATCTATTCGTGGTGCTTTTATTGATTCTACTTTTGATTCTGGTGGTAATGGGCAAGTTTTATTATCGACAATAACTGGCACAAACTGGACGGATCAGGATCAACTTGCAGCAGGAACTGCAAATCAAATAAGAACGCAAAGAAGATCTGATAATGCCACACATTATATTACATTTGTTGATAGTGATAATAGTCCAGCTCAGTATGAAAATTTATATACTGCAGATGGAGCATCTGATGGTGGTATAACATTTAATCCATCTACGGGAGAAGTAAATATTATATCTCCAGACAGTATTCCATTAGTCTTAGAAAGAAAAAATACTGGTGTATCGGCAATTGAATATAAAAACAGTTCTGGATCTATGTGGGCAGGACTTGTCAATTTTGCTGATTGGTGGGCAATTGATGGTGATTCTGATTTAAGTAATGATCCATATTTAATAGTTAATAGAACTGATGGTAAGGTTGGAATTGGAACAACAGTAATTGATTCCTCTTCAATAGTAACTATTGCTGGTACTGTAACACCATCCATTCCTGGAACTTATACTTTAGGAACTTCGGCGCTTAAATGGAATACTGTTTGGGCAGAAACTTTAGATGGTGATCTCGTTGGAAATGCTGATTCTGCAACTAAATTAGAGACTGCAAGAGAGTTTAGTCTTGCTAATGATCTAACATCCCCAGTAGTATCTTTTGATGGAACTGCTAATGTCATATTAAATGCTAATCTAGTTAATACTGGGGTTACATCTGCAATTTATGGTAATCCAATATCTATACCAATAATTACTGTTGATGCAAAAGGTAGAATAACAAATGTATCCACTACAGAAGTATCCAGAGCAGATTCTTTAACAACATCAAGAAACTTTAGTCTTGCTAATGATCTTACTTCTCCAGCAGTTGGATTTAATGGTACTGATGATGTAATATTAAATGCTAATCTGGTTAATACTGGAGTTACATCAGGTAGTTATGGAAATTCAACACAAATTCCTACCTTTTCTGTTGATGCAAAGGGAAGAATTACTAGTGCAGTAGACGTTGCTATTGATTTTAGTGAAGCAAATGTTGCAACTGCAGATTCATTAAAGAATGCAAGAGATTTTAGTCTTGCTAATGATTTAACATCTCCAACAGTATCTTTTGATGGAACTGATAATGTTATATTAAATGCTAATCTTGTTAATAGTGGAGTTACTTCTGCTAGTTATGGTTCTGCTACTATTGTTCCTGTATTCGATGTCGATGCAAAAGGTAGAATAACAAATGTAGTTAACACTAATATTAATTTTGGAGAATCTCAAGTTGCAAGAGCAGATTCATTAACAACATCAAGAAACTTTAGTCTTGCTAATGATTTAACTTCTCCTATAGTATCATTTAATGGTACTGATGATGTTGTTTTGAATGGTAATTTAGTTACTACTGGCGTTACATCTGATACATATGGTACATCTACTGCAATACCACAATTTTCTGTTGATGCAAAGGGAAGAATTACTAGTGCAATAAATGTTGCAATTGATTTTGGAACCGCAAGTGTAGCAACTGCAAATTCTTTGAGTGTTGCTAGAAACTTCAGTATTATTGGTGATGTTGATGCTCCATCAGTATCTTTTGACGGAACTGATAATGTACAGTTAGTTGCAACTTTAGATAACACTGGTGTTACGTCTGCTACCTATGGATCACAAACTGAAATACCAGTATTTGATGTCGATGCAAAAGGAAGAATTCTTAGTGTAACAAATACTTTAGTAAACTTTGCAGAATCTCAAGTTGCAAAAGCAGATTCTTTAACAACATCGAGAAACTTTAGTCTTGCTAATGATTTAACTTCTCCTATAGTATCATTTAATGGTACTGATGATGTTGTTTTGAATGGAAATCTTGTCAATACTGGAGTTACATCTGATACCTATGGATCATCAACACAAATCCCTGTGTTTGATGTTGATGCAAAGGGAAGAATTACTGGAGTAACTGAAACTCTTCTTGATGTAACTCAAGCACAAGTTGCTTTTGCTGATGCATTAACAACATCTAGAAGTTTTAGTCTTGGTAATGATTTAACTTCTCCTGTAGTATCCTTTAATGGAACTGGTGATGTTGTGTTGCAGGGTAATTTAGTTACTAGTGGAGTTACATCTGCAACTTATGGATCTTCTACACAAGTTCCCGTATTTGATGTTGATGCAAAAGGAAGAATAACTGGTGTAACTGATACTCTTATTGATTTTGGCACTGCTACTGTTAATAATGCAGATAATATAAGAACACAATCTATTGCAACAGATGCTAGTTTTAATATAACTTTTGTTGATGGTAATAATGCAGCTAGTCCTGCCGTTTATGAGGCTTTATATACTGATAGTGGGATTACATATAATCCATCTAAAGATACTTTAATACTTAGCAATACAGATGCCAGACAAAAGGATGAAGCTGCTATCTGGTTAAATGGTATATCTGGAGCATTGTTGTTAGATAATGTTGGACAAAAAAGACTTTCTTGGAATGATGGTGGTGGAAATTTAACACTTAGATCTGGATCTTATTATAATTCGGGAGGAGATAAATACGTTCTTGCCAATGATGGTGCGGCAAAAATTACTTTAACCTCTGATGGAAGTAGTGGTTTAGTTGACATTCAAGTAGCTGGACAAGGTGCTAATGCTAATGATGCAGTAGCATACACTCAAGGAGTCAGATTAGATTCTAATAATGATGCTTTTAGACCGCTAAGTAATAATGCTTTAGATCTTGGAACTTCTAGTGCTAAGTGGGCAACTGTATATGCAACTACATTTAGTGGACAAATTACTGGAAATGCTGATACAGCAACAGCATTAGAAACTGCTAGGAACTTTAGTCTTGGTAATGATTTAACATCTCCAACAGTATCTTTTGATGGTACTGGTCCTGTTGTATTGCAGGGTAATTTAGTTACTACTGGTGTTACATCTGCAACTTATGGAACAACATCAAAAGTTGCTCAAATTTCCGTAGATGCTAAAGGAAGAATTACAAGTGCTCAAGAGTTAGATATTAATTTCTCTGCTGCTACAGTTGCTTTTGCTGATGCATTAACTAATGCTCAGAACTTTAGTCTTGGTAATGATTTAACATCTCCAACAGTATCTTTTGATGGTACTGGTCCTGTTGTATTGAATGGAAGTTTAACAAATACTGGAGTTACTTCTGCTAGTTATGGATCTTCAACACAAATTCCTACTTTTTCTGTTGATGCAAAGGGAAGAATTACTGGAGTAACAGCTGTTGGTGTTAATTTTGGTACTGCTACTGTTGCTCAGGCAGATAAAGTAAAGGTAACCACGGAAAGCACTGGAACAACAGAAAGATATCTTTGTTTTACGGATGGTGGTGGTGGAAATTATCAAGATATAAAAGTAGATACTGGTCTCAGATGGAATCCCAGTGGAGATGACTTAATATGTTATGGTGATTTAGTTGCTGGAAGAAATAATCGTGGAGTTGCCCTTACAATTAATGATGGATATGGTAATGCAAACATCACCTTTAATCATAAAGATGGTTTAGCTGAAGATCCTACTAATACTGGTCAGACTGGAAACTCTGCAAGAATAGTTTGTAATACTGATGATTTGTCTAATCCAGTTTATTTGGACTTTTATCTAAAAACTGGTGCTTCTGCAGTTACCGCAGGACAACTCACTTCAATTATGAGGATCAATGAATCTGGAGTTAGACCATCTGCAGATTCTACGTTTGACTTGGGAACAAATACAATAAGATGGAATCATATCTACGCTGATAATATAACAGCAACAAATATATCAGCGCCAATTACTGGAAATGCTGATAGTGCAACAAAATTACAAACTGCTAGGAACTTCAGTGTTAGTGGTGACGTATCTACAGCAAGTCCAGTATCTTTTGATGGAACTGCCGATGTTAATTTGGCAGTGAGTCTTCCCACTTTTGCAGGATTAGCCGCTGGTAATTATGGTTCTGCAACGGAAATTCCAACAATTACTGTTGATACAAAGGGAAGAGTTACTGCAGTATCTGTAAATACATTTACTCCATCTAATTCACAGACTTCAGATGCACTATTAACCCAACTAACTACAACAAATGCAACTTTTTATCCTACCTTTGTTAATAGTAATAATGCAGCACCAGGAACAGCGGAGTCTTACTTTACCAATGTAAATTATACAATTAATCCATCAACTGGTAACTTAAATGTTGGTGGTAGTGTTACTGCAAACTCTGACGCTAGACTTAAGGATAATGTAAAACAAATTGACAACGCTCTTGATAAAGTTTTATCTTTAAGAGGTGTTGAATATGATAGAAATGATTTAGAAGATAATCCACACCAAATTGGTGTGATTGCACAGGAAGTTGAAAAAGTATTCCCTGAGTTAGTAAATGGGCAAGGTGATGAAATTAAATCTGTTGCATATGGTAATTTCGCTGGTGTTTTTATTGAAGCATTTAAAGAGCAACAGAAGACAATTGAAGAACAAAATGCTAAAATAGATTTGTTGACCAAGCAAGTCGAGGCACTCATGGAAAAACTGGGTGGTTGACTACCGCTCAAAGGTCTGCTACAATGACAGGGCATTCAACGCAAAGCACTCCAAATGCAAGATGAGTACCTGACACGATGTGTAGTAGATCCAACCCGCAAAACAATTTACATCTATTCTAATGAAGGTACAGAACAGGAACTTGTGTGTGAAACCACAGATCAGTTCATGAATGTCCTACAATTTGTTCGTGCTACAGTGGAAGAAGATGTCCTTGCCTATGCTCCACTATGATGTATCAAAGAATTGACAAAAGTTCACTAATTGAACAAAAGGTAAAAACAACACCACAAAACGTTCAAGAGGCAAATGAGTCATTGTTCAACTGCACAATGACTTTACCTGCTGCCGCAAAACATTGTGGAATGACCCATAAGGAAATGAAGTTGACCTTCTGGGAATACTTGAAGTATCATCCACCCACATACGAGGAATGATACAATGACTTGACAATCGTAAGATCCTATCCTATGATAGTCAAGTCAACTTCACGGGAGTATGGTGGAATCGGTAGACACACCAGACTTAAAATCTGTTGGGCATTACGCCCGTGGGAGTTCAAGTCTCCCTACTCCTACCAAACGGGACTGTCGCCTATTGGTTAAGGCCCACTGCTTATAACGGTGTGAAGAGGGTTCAATTCCCTCCAGTCCTACCAAAATGCGAGTATGGCGGAATCGGTAGACGCACCAGACTTAAAATCTGT